GTGCCAGTTCCGCTAATTGCCGAAACTGACTTGTTAAAGCGGTGTGCAAGTGCTGCGTAGCCGTACACCTGGAAGCGAACTGTTAAGTTGCTTGAAAGGACATCCGGCAAAACGCGTGTTTTCACACCCGACTCGAACAAATAACTATCGCTGAACTTACCAACCAAAATTGGTGATTGGTTTGTTGCGTAGGTCTTTGGAAGTGTTGCATCAATAAAGACTGGAACACCTTGAATTGTACCTACAAGGCCAGCAGGAGCGCCAGGGTTAGTGACTGTACCTGCTGCATTGAATGCTTGTGATGCGCCTGTGACAGGTACTACTAGAGGGCGATTTGAGCCATCTACCTGTGAAGCGAACCAGTACCACATTGAAGGATGCATGACGATTGCTTCAGCAGCCTTAAAGCGGTTAGTTGTAACCTTTGAGATACCCTTTGCGATTGCAATGAGTCCGTTGACAGCAGATGGAGTTGTTTCAGTCCATGTTGTAGGAATGCCGTTTGTGGTATCAACGCCAAGAGTAATCAAACCCTTAAGTGTTCCTGATGTTCCGTCACCAGTACCAACAACAGCTGTGTTGAGTTGTAGTGCGTAGTCAGCCATTAGATCGCCGAATACTAGGCGATCAAGACCGCCAGCAAGAGGTGATTGTTCGACCAATTGAATCGAAACATTTTCGTAGCCGGAGATAGTACGAACTGGTGCTGTGACAGTTGATGAAACCATGTCGCGAGTTGTTGTTGCAGTGTTATCTGCTGACTGGAATGCAGCAAGTGTTCCTGTTGTGATCTGCGGAATGTTGATGCTGTCTGTACCTGCTGGCAGTGCCATGTTGGTAACAAGATCAGCTGTCACTCTCGCCGCACGGGCGAATTCAGCATATTCATTGATTAGGTAGATAGGAGGAACGAAATCTCCACCGGCTCCGTCTGTGCGTGAGATGTCGCGAGTTTCAACAGCAACTTCTTGCTGGTGACGATATAGGCGCTCCCATGAAGTGCGATCATTGCGAAGTTGTGCGCCGATCATGTCGCGAACGAATGAGTTGCGACCATCTTTGTCGTATGTCATAGCTTCGCGAGTAACTACTGCGCCGCCAAATGTTGCAACCTTTGAATCCTTGCGAGATTCTGCGATTGCTGCTGTGCGAGCTTCTACCTTGTCGGCAGTTGCGATGCGCTCATCTAGTGCAGCAATTTCATCTTGCTTTACTGATGCGGCATCAAGAGCTTCTGCTGTAACTTCCTCAGCTGCTAAAGTTGTTTCAACCTCGGCAACAAGTGCATCACGCTGCTCCTTGAGTTTTGTGCTTAGAGTCATTTGTGACCCTTTCTCTTGGATGGATGTTTTGAGACCAGTCGGGGCGAATGCGCCGAGTGTTATGCCTTGCTCTTGCGAGTCAAGGAATGATGTTTGACCTTCAGGCTTAACTTGCGCTTGGCAAGATCAAGATCAACTTCATCTGTGGAACGCATTCCAACTGAAGTTGAGTCATAGGCAGGAAGGGTGACAACTGAAACCTCATAGAGGCGTTCAATGTCTGTCAGTGTACGAAGTCCGGCATCTTTAGTTTGTCCATCTGGAGAAACTGTGAATGCAAAACTCATTTTGTCCATATCGCCTCGGCGAAGTGCTGAGGAAAGTTCTTGAGCTTTTGGATTTGCTGGATCAAGAGTTGCTTCCATATAAAGGCCAGTTTTATCTTGGCGAAGTTGCAAAGTTCCTGATTGAGTTGAGGCCAGTGGAATGCCTTCCATATCGTGATTGACAAGAAGGAAAACTGGATCGTTAGATGCAAGTGCGCGAGTAAATGCGCCAGGTGCGATGACTTCGCGGAAATTCAAACCGCTAGCCTCACTGTTAAATGTTGCAGCATAGCCGCCGATTTTAAGTGAGCCGTCATTGGTTGCAACAGCGCGAACTTCGGCAGTCATTGTGATTCGTTCTGCGGTTGCCATTGCCTTGCGTTGTTCAATCATGTCAATATCCTCCGAGCGTGGTGCAGGTAGGGCGGTGATAACTGTGAGAATGTCTGGTCGATGAACCACTGTCACATCGGTTGGAATCCAACCATTGCCCTGTTCCTTGTAAATACGAATTGAAAACGCTGGTTGATCAGGTGTTGTTTCAAGAGCATAGCCCTCAGATGATTTTGCCTGACCCTTTGTGACAACTTTTTCAACTTTGCCCTTAGCGCGACCATTTGAAGTGTTCCAAGATACGAATGAACCTTCACCAATACGAGCTGCGGAAGCGCGATTTTCAAATGGAGCCTTGATTGAATCATCGTTGAATTCTTTAGCAAGGCGGCCATAGTAAGCAGTCACCTTGTCTTTGATTTCCATTGCATCTGATTCAGGAATATCTGCTCCACCGCGAGCGCCGTTTAAGACACCGGCAACAGCAAAGATTCCTTTTGGAACCGCAACAAGTGAACCGTCAATAACATCAGCAAATCCGAGCTTGTAAGAGCCAAGCAATTCTTTGTTTGTTTCATCAACATAAAAGAACGCTTTGGCATATTTAGCCCAGTCCATGTTGTCTTTGCCGCCAGCATATTCTTGAACACGCTTGTCGGCAGCAGCAGCATCCCAAGTAGTATCGCGTGGAGCGATTGGAAGGTCTGAAGCGCCACTTGCTGATCGTGGCATGATTGGCATAGGCGCAAGACCTTGCTCTGACAACATATCGTCAACTTGATCGTAAGGTTGATCATCATCTGCATCAATGCCTTGAGCATCAACAGGATCAGGTGAAGGTTGAGTGACTTCTTGACCAAGGGAAGCGGTCAACTGCCACTTCCAGAACTGATGCTTGTCTAAGCGATCAGCTAGGAAATTTGCAACTCCTTGTTGGCCATAAGCAGTGGCGCAATCAAAGGCATCTGAAATTTCATCAAGGATCATGTCATTTGCTGCTAATAAGTCACTGGCCAAAGACATTGGATCTTGCAAAATTGTTGGCGCATCCTCAAGGCATCGAAGCGCCAAGAATGAAGGCAGTGTGAATGGTGCTAAGGAACCAAGTTTGCGAAGGTTCTCGGCGATTGGATCAATTGACCCATAAACATCCTCATAGATTTCATTAAAAAGTTTGTGATATTCGCTGAAGTCGCTTCCTTTAACGTTCCAGTGTGCGCCATGAGCGCGGAAATAGAAGCTCACAACATCTGCGAGAAGTTCAGTCAGTTCCTCATTTAGATCAGGAACTTGATTCATGTCAGCCATGTCACCCTCCTCGGATGCCATCAGGGAAAGCGCTCTTGCGCTTTTCGAGATTTGATTTCTGATTCTTGTTGACCAAGTAAAGCCAGCATCGCCGCCCCAGGCTGACCATGCAACTCTGCCTGGAGATGGAAAGCCATCCTCCCCAGAGTTGAATCCTTGCGCTTGCTTGTCTGTTTCATGTCTTTTGAAAAATGAATACATTCTCAAAATTGTTTCGGCGCTTACTGGATGACCAGCAGCCAAATCACTTGCTCTTTTTCTGCCAACAGCTGTGAATCCACCGCCAGCATGACCATCGGCAATCCAACCCAATGCTCTTTTGGCTTCCTCTTGAACCCCGTTTGGAACTCGGAATGTTTCAGCCATTATTCAAGGACTCCCATCACCGGCGCTGAAGGATCGGCATCCTCACCAAGAGCAGGATTTTGTCCTCCTGCGGTGACATTACCAGTCAGAGCTTGATTGAATGAATCGCCACCATCAAACGGTTCTAAACCTTCAATTTGGCGAACTTCGTTTGGAGTACGCGCACCCATTGAAACATTGATCATGTTCACTCTTGCGCGAGTTAGCGCATCGGTGCGAAGCAATGCTGAAGTGTCAAAGGCAACATCATCGCGTGGATCAAGAACTTTTGAAATAGCAATTTCAATTCGGCGAATCCAAGGTGCAATTGTGTGAGTTAAGAAGTTCAGAGATGCTTGTTCAACATTCTGATAGGTCTGATTATCGCCCATCGCACCAATTAGGTGATCAGGGATTCGGAAAATTCTAGCAATGTCACGAATCAATTGTTCGCGAGTTGCAATCATTTCAGCATCGGCGGCTGAAGTTGTAATTGGTCGGAACTTCAAACCATCAGAGAGAACTGCTGGCTTGCGGTGACGGCGGTGAGTTGCTTCCCAAGTTGCTTGGATAACTCTTGCCTGTTCAAGATTGAGTTTCTGATCTGTTTCAAGAATTCCTGAAGGTGTTCCACCCTCGCCATAAAATTGCGCCAAGTGGCGATCCATAGCAATTGAAAGACCGATCAAGTTTCTTGCCTGATTCAGTGGGCTGATACCAACCAAAGATTGAGGCGGTGTGAACCAGCGAAGGTGAAGCATATCCTCGCGATTCATTTCATTTCCAAGGTGTAAGTATCGGCGGCCAGTCATGTCACCTGTTGGCAAGACCTGCATTTGATAAGGGTGAAGCGGAACTAAGCCAATCATGTTTCCGAAACGATCTCGGTCAATCTTGACATAAGCGTTTCCATGCAAAGCTAGGGAGGCAACAATTTGATGAAGTAATTCGTAAGTGTTTGATTCAGGATCAGGATCGGCAAGAACATCTGGAAGCGGCTTCATTGTTCGCTTTCCATCTTTGTCAATTGTGTAACAGCGAAGTGGCATGGAAGCAACTGAGTCAGCAAGTAATGAAACCGCACCTAGAACAGCCGAAACGCCAAGAGCAGTCCATTCATCAATTCGCTCACCGGCAGCTGAGGTCATTGATGTCTGACCGTACAACTGGCTTAGCGGTGAAACATAATTGTTAAACTGTGGATAACGCCCTGTTGTAAAGGATTGAATGCCTCGACTAAAGATGCTCACTTATTGCCTCCCAAGTCTGCCAAGAATGATCCAACAACCACTAGAACGCCTCCTGCGATAAGAGCAGCGCCAATGCCAAAGATGATTCCAAGACCTACTGAGATCATTGTTGCGCCAATCAATTCGGTGATTGTCGTGATTTGATCACGCATCTGGAACCTCCATTGAGAACGGGTCGAAAATTTGTGGCAATGCGCCACCTTGAGATTGCCACCAACTTGCTCTTTCAAGAGCCATGACGGATGAAACCGCTAAGTCAATGCGGCGCTTAGAGCCCTTTGCTTCCTTAGCAAGTCGCGATCCGCGATTGTCGGTTCGCAATTGGGCGTTGCCGATATGTCTAGCAAGTTTGGCATCGCCGTTGTGAGTTAGATTTTTATTGACAACGGCTTCAAAGAATCGTGTTGTTGCCGGTGTCATGCGACTAGCAGTTTGCGGAAAGGTGACAACTGGCAAACCTTCATCATCAAGAATCTGAAATGTTCGCGCCCAACGGTAAGGGTCGCAAGCAATCTCTAGCACTTGCCAACGTGTTGCGGCTCTGCGAATGGCATCCTCAACTTCTAGCACTGGAATCTGCCAGCTCGCATCTGCCTCATCGGGTTTCTCCCACACTGCCACTGGCATAATGTGAGGAACTTCGCCGACTGACACTGCGACAATGGCTGTGCAGTCACCGTTGAAGGAACCGTCAAAGCCAAGGACAACATCAGAACCGTCAGGAATGTCATGGTCATCGGCTAAGACATCCCAAGCGCCATGCGGTAGCCAAGTGTCGGAAGTGGATGTCCAAATGTTAAGTCGCTTGGTTTTGAATTCTGCCTCTGGCGTTCTCAGAATTGCTGAAGCGAAATCATCGGCAGCAACAATATCGTCAAAGCCAGGATTGGCTTGCTTCCAAGCTGAAGGATCACGATAGTCACCGTCATTGTTGGCTTCCCACCAAGCAAAGAAAAATGATGGATCAACAACTTCGCCAGCTGCTATTCGTTTGCCGTATTCGTAAAGGCTGAAGCAAATTGAATCCTTGCCACTGTTGTCGCTTTTAACGCCGGCGGTTGTAATCGCAACCAACATCGGTTCGATACGCGCACCCATAGCAAGTGACATAACATCAAAAAGTTCGCGATTGGGTTGCGCGTGTAATTCGTCAAAGCAAACCAGTGTCGGATTCAGACCTTCTTTGGAGAAGGCATCTGATGAAAGTGCGCGATAGACACTGCCAGTTTTCGGATTGTGAATCGTATCCTTATAGACAGTTAGTAGTTCGGAAAGTTCAGGATGAAGGCGAACCATTTCCTTCGCTGTATTGAAAACAATTTTTGCCTGTTCCTTTTCAGCAGCGCAAGAATAAATCTCACCGCCTTGCGCTCCAAGAACTAGCGACTCAAGAGCTACTGCCGACAGCCAAGCCGACTTGCCATTTTTGCGTGGCAAACCGACAAGGCCGATGCGGTGACGGAAAGTTCCGTCAGCCTTGACTGCGAAAAGTTGTTTGGTGAGTTCGCGTTGCCAAGGTCTAAATACTAAATCCTCGCCAGCATGACCGGCGATGGAATCTTTTGTTATCTTGCAAAGAGTCTCTGCAAAATCGGCGATGTCATCGCCACGCGATCTCTTGAGATCAGCTGCTGGAACTGGCGTTAGCCATTGCGGAGGAAAGCCCGCAATCTTTTTCTCTCTTGCCATTTCGCCCCCTGGCTGAAATTATTTTCTCGCCTCTCGCTTGGCAAGAAGTTTGTCAATTGCACTGATCGCCTTGACTTCAGCAACGCCAAGTCGGCTGCGGCTGGTTGGATCAAATCCTAGTGAGGAAAGAGAATCAACAAATGCTTTATTCAAATGAACCAGCAATCTGCCATCACCAGGTTCAAGTGTTGCTCGATACTTCTTACGGGCAAAGGCTAAGTCATCGGCAAGTTTGGCTGCGTTCTCAATTGCTTGGAAATCGCTTTGAGGTGATAGCCAAGTAATTGCCGCGCCCCATGCTTGGTTCCAAAGCGCAATGCCATCCTCGCCAAGAGTTGCTGGCGGTTGCGGAATGGAGTGAGCCATTGGCAAAGGCGTGACAATGCTGAGTGCCGGCAATGGTCGCTTGCCTGGATTGCCGGTGATGCGCTTTAGCTCGGTTGGTTTAGGCGGTCTGCCAGCTGTCATTGTGAAATCACAATCGGTTCAATTCTTTCAATGACAGTTCCAAGATCAGCAAGTTTTTTTGGTGTTGCTAAAAATCGTTTTCCAGTCATAGTGAAGTATCTGCCATTTCCATAAATTTCCACACCACCATCGGGCAAAGTCCATCTGCGACCAGTAGAAACATTTCCTTTGCCAAGAATATGAATTCCTTTTCCTGAAGGTGAAATTTCTGTATAAGTTGCCGGCAATGAATTAAGAATTAACAATGCCCAATCTTTAATGTTTCCATTGTCATCAAATGCTTGATCAATATCAATGCCAATGATTCCATCTCCATTGAAAACAAATCCAATTCCTACGCCAGCCTTGGATGTTTGAACCCAAGGAAAGTCTGACCAAGTGTGAGGATGAGTAGAGCTTGCAATTTCATTGTCAGGAGTTAACGGAACTTTTGTTCGCGAATACCGAATCCATCTCCGCAATGCAATCATCTCTTTTGGAAATGGGTTTCGGTGAACATAAACACGACATTTTGTTGAACAATAAACAGCATCGATTCTAGTCATTGCTGAAAGCGGTGCTTGACAGCTGCGGCAAATGCGCTTGATCCCCATGCGTAAAGAATAACAATGTAACGGATAAATGGCAATGACCTGCGCTTTTAGATTTATTTAAAAAATCAAAAACTCACTGAAGGTCACTAGGCTGGCGTATATGACTTGAGCCAACTGGTTTGCCTAGTTTAAAAAAAAAGTCGCTCAGATCGCGTTATATGGCTTCCTAGACCCATTTGATAATTTCGCGGATGCGTAGAAAGCAC